ACGGTCACGTAGCGCGGCGACATCACAGCAGCGGCTTCGTTCAGCTTCTGCTGGGCGGCGAGCAGCACCTGCGTCGAGGACGGGGTGGTGCCGGGGGTGCCGACCGACTGGAAGATGCTGTTGAAGCTGTTCGCTACGTCAGCGTCGATGGACGCCGCAAGCTGCGAGATACGCGGCTTGAGAACACGCTCGGCGAAGTCGTCCAACTGCATCGTCATTTCGGCGGTCGTGAAGTTGACGCCGATGTGCTTCTGCGAGGCGACGGTGAGGGTGGTGAACTGCTCGTTGTCGTCCTGCACCTGGAGGGCGGCACCGTCAGTCACAAGGGCGCGGTCCGGCAGACGGATACGCAGGGTGGTGCCGATCTTGGCGCCTTCCACAGCGTAGCTGTTGTCGTACTGGCGGTTGACGTTGCGCGTGAGAACCAGATTGTTTTCCAGACCTTGTGTTCACCTGGGCTCGCTACTTCCTAGGCCGCCCTTTCGGGCTGCTGCACGTCACCGTGCAGAGCAGACTATCTCTTCACCCTCTTTCGGAGGGGCCGTGCGCTTCCGGCCGCTTGGCCGTACGGGCTTTCGCCCTAGTCGTTACACCTTGAACGATGCGGACAAACACCTTTGTTTTTGTGTTTGCCGACTTGGCAGTTCATACAAAGAACTTGGTATCCGGGCGGGAAGCCTTGCTTCTTTAGCCATGCGTAGAACGCACTACCACCGCCTTTATACACGCCGGATCGCCTTTCGGCAGCCCCGTTGTTCTCTATATGATCAATCGAGAGAAACATCGGCTCGGTTTCGCCGCAGCATTTGCAGATGTATCCGCCATATGCTGCATAAACCGCTTCCTTGATCTGGCCTTGAAGTTTCCGGGTTTTCTCCGCTTCAGCCGCTCTTATCCGAGCCGCTTCTTCTGGAGTCGCTTCCGCAAACTTCCGGTCGCGCAATCTTTTGCTGTAACCCTTGATCTTGTCTCGGTTAGCAGCCCGCCAATCACGCATCCGTTGCCGAATCTTCTCTCGATTCTGCTCTCTGTACTTTTCTTCACTTCGCCGTCTGGCGAGTTCAGTTTCGTCCAGTTCGCAGTCCCGTCGTCGTTTCCGCCTCGAACCTTGGCTCGGTGTTTCCATGTAATCATCTTACATGGGTTTCACCGAATTCACACGGTTATTTGTTCTCGGGATTACTCCCGAGTGAGACTGAAATTAATCTCAAGCGCCTTCCGAGTGATCATATCGATCGTCAGAAGGGTATTGGCCATGATAAATACTCCTGTTTGTAAAACGAAAATTAACGTCTCTGCTGCGTTTCCCACTGTCGGATCTGGCGACGGCGTTCGGCTTCAATCCATTCCGACGTATTCATGCTCGAAATTGAGCGTGGGTCGGTGGTTTCAAAGCTACCGTTGCCCGTTCCTTTCGCCGTAACCGGCTTAATGGGAGGCGGAGCGCTTGTTGCTTTCTTGACCGGCGGATTGTCCACTAATTTAGCCTCAATCTTGCCGATCTCCTTGGCTTGAAGGTACGGCGATAAGCGGGAGATACGTTCTGCCTCACGAGGATTGGAACCGAGGTAGTACGCTACGTCGGGACCAACATCCGAGGCTTGAATCGTCTGCGCCATCACGGTCGTAATCGGCAGGCTCTGGTTGTACGCGACTTGCTCGAAGTCCTCGTACTTTTCCCGTGCCGCCTCTTCGCGCTCGTGATAAGCACTCAAGAGTTCGTACTGCTGCCGCTCGGCTTCCCGCTTGGCAAGCAGTTCCTCGGCTTTGCGGACCGCTAGGGCTTCCGCGTAGGCGTCGGGGTCTGCTTCCCGGTCGGGGAGTTCTGCGGCGGCGTCGGCTTTCGTCGGCGCCTTCAGCGCTTGCTCTCGTTCCCACTTGCGACGTTCCCGTGCAAGCCTTTTGCCGACCATTGCGTCCAACTCTTCTTGAGTGAACACCTTGGCGGGCTTTTCCTCCGGCGGTGCTGCCTCTTGGGCAACAACTTCGGGTTCCGGGGCCGCCGTGACCTCCGGTTCCGGCGCGGGGTTAGCCGCTACAACTTCAGAGAGTTGGTTTTCGTCAGACATTTGTGTTCCTTTTGGAACCCTGGTCAACCGGGCCAGTACGGTTAAAACAATATACTACACGTTGCGTCGGCGCAACGACATTACGTTAATGCCGCCGTTGAGCGCCAAGTGCCGCCGCTGTAGACATAAATTTTGTGATTCGTTTCGTCGTAATACATCGGCACGTTGCCCGACGGGTTGGTCGGGGCGCCGGTCGGGGCGCCAGCGGCAGACGGGATATGGGTAAACCCGCTTGCCATCGTTGTCGTGCCGGCCACAACCTCCACGCCACCTGCAAAGTAGTTACGAGCCGTACCTGCCATGTAGCAGTTAAAACGGTTTGCGCTAGCAGCAATCGCGCCATAAAACCCGTAGTTATTGGTCGCGCCGGTTAATGTTGCGTCGGCGAAAAACGCGACTTGATCCGTAACTGCCGATCCTGCGCCAAACGTGCCTTGCTCTGCGCTGTGATGCTTCAGAGTTGTCAGTGTGAACGAGGCTGCTTCGGTCGAGGCAAAGCTCTGATAACCAATGGCTGCCGTCGTGCTTGCGCTTGGCACGGTAAACCGTGCGTCATACGCCACCGAGAGGTTCGTCGAAGACGGCAGCGTGCCGCCCACTCGCATCTTGGCCCATGCGTCAGTGACCGCCAGCGGCGTCAGCGCCATACGGCCGCCATCGTCAAGGATCAACTGCGTGGTGTACGAAAAGGTGTTATTGGCCGTGCCGGTCGTGGCAAAGCCCCAATCCATGCGACTGTCCGTCGGGTTAAAGCGCATCCGCATAGACGAACCGTTGGCGACGTACCGATACGAGCCGCCGGAGTCGACATACGAGTTGTAGGTCAGAATCGGACGGTTGGTGCTGTCGGTGGCAAACGAGGCATACGTGTCAAGTTGGATCGCCTTCGAGGCTGAGTTCCACGCGCTTGGGCCGGTGCCGAAAGCCAAATTGCCCGTGTTTAGCAGGACGTTACCCGCTGCGGCGCTAATCTCAATGCGAGGCGTATTGTTGGTAAGCAACGCAAGCGGATGGTTTGACTGCGTGCCGTGGAAGGCAAATGTGCTGTTGGCAAAACCAACGAGTTGCGTCACCGTCCCGTCAGTTGCCGTAACCTGCGGATTACCGCCCGTGCCGCTGAACCAAGACGCCGGAGTTGAGCCGCTATCCACTGTAAGACGGTAAGTCGTTGGATTAGCGTTAAGCCCTAGATTCGGGATGTTGTTGTTGAGCGCAATCGGGTTGTTGTTGAGGTTGATATCGGAGAGGAACTGGTTGCTGCCCGCAATCAGCGTGTTACCGATAAACCGATTCGTTGCACGGTCAAAGCCGTGGCCCGAGTCACGCACCGCCTGCTGAGTAAACGTGCCGTTCGGCGAGGTAAACGTGTTGTTGATAACGTCAACGTACTGCGACCAGCCACGCACGAGATAAACATCATCGACCGTGCCCGCAAAGGACGAGTCGGCCAAGAAGTCAAACGTCGTGGTGCCGGCGACGGCAGTCAGATACTCGGTGTACGTACCGGAGGCGCTACGTGCCGTGCCGGTGACCGTGGTGCCGCCCGTAAAGCGCGGGGTAATCGTGCCGGCGCTGCGGGTAATGGTGTAGGTCAGTTTGTACGTAACGCCTGCGGCCGTTGGAATTGGCAGCGTCTGCGAGAGCGACGACCCGGTGCCTGCGGTCTTGGTCGCTACGCCTGCGCCGATGCTCCAGCCGGTGCCGGTCGTCCAGCTTGCGCCGCTGGAGAACGTGTTGTTCGCCAGCATCTCGTTGCCGTAGAACTCAATGGCGCCACGCGCCGCGCCCGACACGCCACCGCAGTCCTTGAAGGTGTTGCCTTCAATCTTCATGCGGTTGACGTTGTAGATGGCTACGGCGTAGTCGCCCGTACCGTTGACGCTCTTAAACGAGTTGTTGATGAGGTCAAGGTCGTAAACGTCGGTGTTCGGATAGCCGATCAGCGATACCGAGCCGCCCACAAACTCGTTGTCGGCGATGATGGCGTCGTTGATGTTCCACACCACGATACCGCGTCCCGGCCCGGTGTTCGGGAACTTGACGTAGTTATTGATGATGCGCACACCGAGGTTCGGCGTTGCGTCGGTAATCGGCGGCACCGGGGTCGGCGTCGCAAACGGGTTGCCGAGTTCAAAGAAGATGCCGTAGCTGTTGTCACTCGGCGCGTTCGGGGTGTCGATGTAGTTGCCTTCGACCACAAACCCGTTCGGCGGAGTCGTGAACGTCTGAATCGGCAGGAAAATGGTAATCGCCGCTACGCCGCCACGGCAGTCGTAGATGCGGTTGTTGCGGATGCTGATGTTTCGGACGATGTGATAAATGTTATCGTCCGGCTCGATGTCAATCGCACCCGGCATCGTGCTTTTGGTGCAGCGCGTAAAGTAATTGTTCTCAATCGTAACGCTGGTGCCGTCGATGACGCTCACGCCGTTACGGTTGTCATTGTTTACGCCGTCGATGTAGCAGTTGCTGATCGTAACGTCGATATTGTGGCGCTCTTGGCCGGCCAAATCGCCGCTACCAATGTAAATACCGTCGCCCCGGAAGCCGACGATTTCGCAGTTGTCGATGAGGCAGTTACGGACGCCGCTGAACGAAATAAGATGGATGAACTCGCTGAAGCCCGCCGTAGCGACGGCGCCCAGAATCTTGATGTCCTGCACCACCAGGTTTTCGACATACGTCGAGGCGGAGCCGGAGTTGGCGTACAAAGCGCCTTGGCTCGTCGCCGTGCCGGTGTAGGAAATGACCGACGAGGCGCCCGCGCCAAACACCATGTTGTTGCTTTTCAGCGTGATGGGGCTGGTGACTTTGTACGTTCCCGGCGGGAAATAGACCGCGTTCTCTGCGGTCATCGCCGCTTGAATCGCCGCCGTATCGTCCGTCACCCCATCGCCCGTTGCGCCGTACTGCTTGACGGACACAATCGGGCTGATGAGATTAATCGCCGCCTTCTTCGTGATACCCGCCTGGACAACAGGCGCAACTTCAGCGCCCGTCAGCGTGGTCGCGGCGGGAAGCTGTGAGATCTTGACGTTTGCCATGCGGGTATCCTACCTAAAAACCGACAATTAGGCCCAAGGCAACGGCTTCGCCACCGTCGGCGGGTTGACCTGCATATCCAGTTCCCGCGCCACGTTCGCCTCAACCTCGGCCTTGTCCACGCCGTTCGCCCAGATCCAGCCCAGCACGGTGTCCTCGGTCAGATCGGGATAGGCGATGAAGTCATCGCCCGGCGAGGCAAAGCCCATGCTGCCGTAGTTGGACGCGCTGTGGTCGCCATCCACCGCCGTGCAGCGCCAGCAGGCCGTCACCACAACGTCGGTGTGCGAGCCGTCCTGCGGCTTCACGATCATGCTTTCCACTTTCCAATTAGCCATTGCTCTGCTCCTTCAATTGTGATTCCGCCTGTTCCTTGATTTCCAACAACAACGGATAGGTGCCGCTGCTGTTTGGGAGTTGTGCAAGGACTTGCAGTAGTGCGTTGACCTTTTCCACGGTCAGTTTGAGATTAACTTCGTTCATCGGGCCTCCAAAGCCGTTACTTTTGCAGAAA